GACCTTTCGTCCATTGCCCATTCCATTGCTTCTAACTTTTCTTCAAGCTTTTCTTTTAAGTTGTTTAGTTTAGTTAAATTTGCTTTCATAATAATTGTTATTGTTATATTGTTTTGTAATTAGTTTTTATGTAGTCATCTACACTACTATAATAAGAAAGGTTTATTGTTTTAGTTTGTCTGTCTATCCAATAGCCATCTTTTTGTATTTGAACAACATCAAATGTAACTTTTGTGCTATCAGTATCAGACCAACAATAATTGTTTTCTATTTTTACTGTGTTTCCGTTTTGTAATAAATAAATATTCATAATTGTTTTTGTTTATTGTTTTAAAGGGGGTTTTTACACCCCCATTTAATTTTTATTATTTAGTTACTATTTTCATCATTTTATAAGATTGTAAAGCTGTATATCCTTGACCTAATCCTATAAGAAATATATCAGCCTTCAAAGAGTTAAAAGGCAATTTGAATTTTTTTAATATTTCTGAAATTGTGTAATTTGATAAATAATCCATTTTGTAAGTTTTTAATGATTAATATGCTGCAATATAAAACTATTTTAGTTATACACAAAATATTTAATAACTTTTTTTTAAATAAAATAAAAAGGATGATAATTAAACCACCCTTTTTTCAATAATAGACAACCAATATATTATTGGTAAAAAACTTACAACTACAATATACGAATTAAATCATTAAATCAACAAACTTTTTATATTTTTTTATCATATCTTCTATTTCAAAATTTGCAAACTTAACTGTTTTTTGTGATTTTATATGTAATCTTCTAGCTGTACCTTCACCATATTTAGCATCTAAATTTACTGAAAATTTATATTGTTCACCTGCCCTGAACACATTGCAACCTGCACATTGCACTTGGCAATTTATTTCATCCCATCTTGTTGAATAATGTTTGCGACTTTGAAAGTGACCATTCTGAAGTTTTTTCCAATGATCTTTTTTATTACAGGTAAAACATTCTGCTATACCATTACTAGCTGCTTTTAATCTTATATATTGACTAAATACAGAATCTAGTTTTTTAATTAATTTGCTTCTGCTTATTTTTTTAGATGATGGCATTGTCTAGAATTTGAATTATATGTCTAATTTCAGACCTTTCAAATTTACCTTCAACTTTACCATTATAAGTTTCTAGCCTTAAAGAATAAATATCTTTTTCTTCTTTTTTATCTTTTTTATAAAGATGATTAACTTCTAAATCAAAATTCATTTTTGTATAATTTGTGTTAAAATATTTTTTCATTAAAAATAAAAGTAATAAATTTAAATTTTTTATAAAAAAAGCATAAAATAATACTTTTATAAATATATAGATAATGATTTAGGGGGTATATTCTATAATTTAGAACCAATATTTTTAAATTTTTCAACACCCCTGCTACCAAAATAAGCTACATAAACTGTAATCAATAGTGATTTAAGTAGATCAATCCATTCTACTGAAACACCAAAATCTATATCTAAAGAATCTAACAGTATTAAAAACACCATTGATACTGTCAAAAATATTAAGGTCATTGGTCTAGTGTTTTTACTTAACCAACTATCAGACATCATATCACTATCCCATCTTTTAGATATTTCCTGCATTTCAATCATATCTAATTCCAATAGCTTCATTGCTTGTTCTTTATCTTGTTGTGGAATATCTTTATCTTTTATGATTAGTTGTTTAACCAATCCCAACACCCCTGCATCAGGAACTAAATCCCCTGCTGTTTGTAGAATTTTAGGTGCTACTTTTTTTAAAAATTGACCTACTTTAGTTTCAGAAAATTTTTTCTTTTTTTTCACTACTTTTTCTTTTTATTAAGTAATGCCCATTTATGTATAGTATATCCTATTGTTACAATTAATAATGTAATTTTTAATATTACATCTATATCGCTCATTGTAAATACAAAAGTTCCTGCATTTATTGCTATAAGTTTTTCATCAATCATTTTTTGTCAATTTGTTCAAGTTTTTTAATTGCCCAATTTATGCCTGTAGTACCACCCCAACCTAACCAAGCAACATATCCTTTATCCTTCCACGGTGTATCTTTGAATTTAGCAGATACTTCAGCATTTTTTTGATGCCTTTTAAAAGATGCCATTCTAGCAATTGTTTCCCTTGAAATTTTTTCATTTTTAGCTAGTTGGTTTGCTCTTACCCAACCTACTCTAGTCATACCTTTTACTTCATCACCATATTTATCACGCCATCTAAGAACCTTTTTAGCATTATTAGAAACAGATTTGGGGTAATCATTATAAGTTTCTAAATTTATCATTTTGCCTTGAAATGTCCTGTAGCATATTGCAATAGCTTGATCTTTATCGTGATACTTCATTAGCTGTGGTACACATCTAATCATATAATCACTTTGTTTTTCTCCTACTTTTTTAGTTGGTATTGGCATATTAGTAAAATTTAAAATGTAACACTATTATTAATAAATATATATTTACTTCATTATAATCATTTATATGTTGTTTAGGTAAAAAATTAAAACCTAATAACAACCCTATGGATGACCTATCTATTATGCCAAATTCCCAATTCATTTACAATCCTTACAATCATCAAAAGTGAAATATTTACCTTTTTTTCTAGTAATGAGAACTTGTTTTTTATTGTCCTTTTTACTTAAATAAGAAACGTGAATCCATTGTGGATTTTCAGAACCAAATTCCCATATTAATTGATGGAAATCTAAATTATCTTTTATATAATAAAATAATTCAGAATTTGATTTTCCATTCAATGTGGTTAAATCAATAGCATTACCTGTCAAATGATTGCTTCTTACAGAACCTCTAACAGCCTGATTAACTTCTTCAGACCTGAACATACTATTTATTTTTATCGGTCCACCTGCCCATTCTCTAAGTGGTTCAAACACCTTTTCTGCAATCAATTCCATATTTTTAATTTCCTTTGCTGAAGGTTTATTAGAAATACCTAATTGTATAGCAGTATTTGAATGTGTAGCTTCTTTATAGCTTATATGATCACTAATTTTCTTCATCTGATTCTTCTTTTATTTCTTCAAAAGAACCATCCTGCAAATTAATGTTTACTTTACCATATTTTTCTTCAAGTTCTTCTTTAACCTTTTTTTGCTCTAACATTAATTGAGCATAAAAATTGTTTAATGAAAATTTTTGTGTATCTAATACACCTAAATCGTGCAATATAGCACCTTTCTTTTGTTCTTGATCTTGTAAAGTTTTTAATTCTTCTTCTGAAATTTTGTTTTCTTTTGACATTTTATTTTTAATTTAAGATTATATATCAAATGTACGAAAAAAATTATTAATTAGGTATTTCCCTGTAATCATCTTCATAATCTCTAGGAAGAAATTTTTCTGCTCTATTTAATTGATTATCAGTTAGTGCAGCTTTATAATAATCTTGTGCTAAAATAAATTTAAAGTGGATTTTTTCCCTTTCTAATTGTTCAGCACAATAATCTGTTTTATCTTCTTCATCAGATTCTTCATTATAAACATAACTTTCACAATATTCTGCTGTAGCTAAATTAACATTAAATGCTTCTGCAACATTTTCTGCTTCATTAGGTGCTGCATTATCTGCTGTAATTGAGTTTTTAAATATTTTATTCATTTTTTTGGTTTTAATTATTTTTACAGTTTTTACAATCTCTTATTTCTTGTCGTAGTTCTTGAATAGCTTTTACTAATACAGGAATCAATCGACCATAACTTGCTTGAAGTTTATCAGGATTATTATCATTTACTAATTGTAAAAATTCATCATCAGATTCTTGTAAATCTTGTGCAATAAATCCTAAATCTTTTAAACCTTTTCTATTTCCATCCCTTTGATTCCATTCAAAAGTAACAGGTTTTAATGAATCGATTAAATCTAATCCATATTCTGAATCTTCAATATTTGTTTTATCTCTTTTATCTGATAAAGCAGATATTGTTTGAACTTGACAATGTAAACCTGTAGTGCTTGAATTACCTAAAGTAACAGTATAATTACCATTACCTGTAGCATTATAACCTAATACTACTGATTGAATATCAGTACCTGCTGCTAAATCTGCATTATCACCAACTACAACATTTCTTCTTCCTGTAGTTGCTATATTAACAGCATTGTTACCTATAACAACATTCCCATAACCACCATCAGTATTCATATAGGCATAGTTTCCAATAACCACATTTTCACCACTTCCTGCACGTCTCTGTGACATTGCTTTGTAACCAATAGCAATATTAGAATTTGCTGTTGATGTACTTGCATTATAACCTTGACCTGCTTGAATACCAATAAATGTATTGTATGAACCTACTGAATTTTCCATTGCTTGATAACCAAGCGCAGTATTATATCCATTTGTATTAGATGTCCTTCCTGCTTCATATCCTATAAAAGTATTTTGAACAGCAGTTGTATTTAAATATCCTGCTTGATATCCTACTGATATTGTTCCATCAGCAGTATTATTTCTACCTGCATTTCTACCAATAGCAACAGAATTCGGACCTGCTGAAACTAATCCCGCTTGCATTCCGATAACAGTAGAACCTGCATTATTACTGCTACCCATCCCCGCTTGCCAACCAACAAAAGTTCCGTATGTTATATTATTTGTATTATTTTGAGCAGCTTGACTTCCAATAGCCACATATCCCCAACGGGTCGTTGCTGATTCTGCTGCCTTATATCCAACAGCAACACAATTTTCAGGGTAAGTTGCATTTTTCATAGCATCAAAGCCCAATATAACATTGTAATCACCTGAAGTAAAAGAGTTTGCAGCGCCTTGACCAATAGCTAAATTACTTAATGCACCACTAGTTAATCCACTTGGTACATTTATTAAGAAAGAATTGTTGTTTGTTGTATCAACTAAACAATCTGAAAGACCATTTAAGTCTGATGCACCACCACCACCACCTGCAGCAGCTAAAACAATACCACCTGATGATGAACTATATGTAAGTACGTGCCCATCTGTAGAACCAAGACCCGGTATTCTAAGTAAATTAACACTTGAATTACCTATTGTAATTTGGTTTGATGCATTTAAACTACTTGGTGATGCACCATATCCAATACTTGTATTATTACTACCTGTTGTTGCATTATATCCTGATTGAAATCCAATAGCAGTATTAAAACTACCTGTTGTTATTTGCTCTAATGAACTACTACCTACACCAACATTACTTGAACCTGTGGTGTGGCTATACATTGCTTTTCTTCCTAATCCAACATTATTACTACCTGATGAAGAACCTGAAACACCTGTTCCTGATTGTGAACCAATATATGTATTAGAATCTGCAGTATTATATCTACCTGCTTCATATCCAACATTAGTTCTTGAACTTGTTGTATTACTATTAGAACCTGCATAGTAACCAATATTAGTATTATAAATACCTGATGTATTACTATAACCTGCATCACGACCTATTGATATATGCCCTTCTGCATCATTGTTACTTGCTGCTCTGTTTCCTATACCAATAGAATAATTACCATCTAAATTTCTACCTGCTGAAGTTCCAATACTAATACAATATGCACCATTAGAATGTTCACCTGCACCATTTCCAAAATGTTCTGAATTATAACCATTACCACTTCTACTAGCCATATGACCAACAGCAGTTACACCATATTGATTATCTTCCATACCTGCTTGATAACCAATCAATGTAGTTTCACCACAGTTACCCATATTGTAACCTGCTTGTTTACCAATAATAACAGTTTCAAAAACTTGTTGTGTAGCTAATTCAACAGCTTGATAGCCAATTATTACATTATTTTGTCTAGAATTATCTGATGCTGTTTTCATAGCATTTTGACCAATAACAGTATTTCCACCTGAACTGACTATTGAACTACCTGCACCTTCACCAATAATTAAATTATTAGATGCATTGGATAATCCTGATGGTATGCTAATAAAATACGCAGAATCATTTGTTGTATCTATTGTAACATCAGATAAACCATTTAATGAAGTAGCACCACCACCACCTGCTGTGATAAATGATAATTGCCCACTACCATTTGTACTAAGAACTTGACCTGATGTACCATCAGCATTAGGTAATGTTAATGTATATGTTGCACCTGCACTATGTTGTGGACTTTTTATTGTAATTCCGTGGCTATTTTGATCACAATTAAATCTTATTGCACCTGCTTTATTATTTGCAGCATTACCCATTATTTCAGCTACTGTATTACCAAAGCTGTCTAATTTTAATGTTGTATTTGTTGGTGATGTATATGATGTTCCTGTAATTGTACCATCAACAGCCAAATTACCTGAACTATTAAGTTCCATTTTTTCAGTACCATCAATGAAAAATTTATGGTAACCTGAAGATGTACTGAGAGCATTATATAATTCTTTACCATTATTTACATCCCTAACTTCAAATACACCACTATCATTACGCATATCATAAATAGCAGGACTACCTAAATTTGCTACTAATCTAACTGCAGGAATATTACCATATGCTGCTATAATACCATCCACAGATAATGGATATGATGCAGCCATTTTAACCCCTAAACTGCCTGTTGTTTGAACTGCATTTGTAGACCTGTTGTAAACAACCCCATCAGCATTGCTTGAACTTCTTAATTTAATATTACTACCATCAATACTAAAAGCAGTTAAATTACCACCAACATTTTTAATTGCAAAAGTCGGCCCTGAATCTAAACGCATATACCAACCTTGATTACTAGAATTTAATAATCTTATTGCAGGTTCATTGCTATCATTAGCTTTTACATCTAATGTCATACCACCTGATGCAGACATTACTGTTTGATAGGAATTAGGTTGTGTTATTCTTGAATCACCTAATGTAGTACCTGCTGTAAAAATAGGTACTGTATTAGCTGTTCCTGAACCACCAATTGAACCACCTGCTGCTGATTGCCAAGTCGGTGCAGAAGAACTACCATTTGATGTTAAAACCTGTCCTGCTGTACCATAATTAGCACCTGACAAACCAAAAGCACCACTTGCATTAATTCTAAATCTTTCTGTACCTGCAGTAGAAAAACCTATAGTATCAGTAGTAACCCTAAAAATACCTGTATTATTATCACCTACATTCCAAAAAGTAATACTTGGTGCTGATGCAGTACCATCAGCAAATTCAACTGTATTTCTAAATTCAGCAGGATCATTTACAGTAAGTCCATTTTGAAAACTTGATGAACCACCTATCACAACCCTTGTTGTATCTAAATATAATCTATTATTTACATCATCAAATGTAAATCCTGAAACACCACCAAAAGCACCACCATTATTGTATTGTATTTGTGTATCAGAACCACCTACTGTAGCACCTGTTGGTGCATCAACCCAATCTAATGCAGTACCTGTACTTGAAAGTAATTGCCCTGCTGTTCCTAATTGATCATTTACATCTAAAATACCACCACTTATTTTTATACCATTTGATTGTGTAGATAATTTTGTTACACCTTGTGACCTTAAGTATACATTTTGCGAATCTGCTAATACTTGTTCATTACCACCTGCGTGTAATATAATTTTATCATTAGCTGAAAAACCAAAATAGGTATTAGCATCACCATTGTGAACAACATAATCATTTAAATATAATGAACCTGTTAATGGTTTTGTACTTCCTGCTGTTAAAGGTAAATATCCTGCAAGTGCAGTATCAAGTGCATAACGACCATCTAAGTCCACTACAGCACCAACTGCTGCATTATTACCTGTTAATGTTAATTCACCATTACCTGTATTAAAAGAACCACCTGTGACAAAGTAATTAGTATTGTTTGGAACAGCAATTCCTATTATATTACCTGCTTGTGTTGTTAATGTAACATTACCACCATTTGCAAATGTAATACTATCATTATTATTAGATGCAGTTAATGTGGTTTGACCCGGTACTAAAAAGTTTTTGAATACATTTTGTTGTGAACCCCTATCAGTATTTTCAACTGTTATTGTTTTAGATGTTCTTGTTGTAGATATACCTGTTGATGATGCAATATTTACTGTATCACCTTGTGCAATAGTTTCAGGACTTGTTCCTGAACCATTATCACTAATTTTAAAACTTGACATTGTACCTGTTCCTGCACCAATATCAGCTAAAACTTCTGCATTTGTTCTGTATTTTATTACACCTGATTCAGATACTAAATATTTATTATTGTTTTGTACAGAATTAGCAATTGTTGAAATAGTAGCAGAACCTGTTATAGTAACACCTGCAGTAGTAGTTTCAAACTTTTTTGAATTGTCATAATATAAATCAACAGAACCATTAGTTGTAAATTGAGCTAATGTTTCATTTCCACCTAGATTTTTAATAATTGTTGATGCAGATTCTATAAATAAATTAGATGAAAAATTTTGTATATATGATGCAGAACCTGAATATAGTATTTGTAATTCAGAATTTACACCAAAAATAGCTTTACTAAGATTATGGAATTTTATATCATCACCTGCTGTAACAGATATATCAGTACCACTTGTAGTATTACCAAAACTTAATACTTCACTTAAAGTATCAGTAACTGCAAATTTAGTATCAACATAGTCTTTAACTGCAGCACTTGTAGGTAATGTAGTATCATTATTATTATTATCTATACCATCAGCTTGATTAACAAACTTTGTAACTGTTATATTAGTCCCTGTATCTTTTAATGAACCCCATTCCAATATAGCAGATACTTTAAAATCCCCTGCTGTGTTTAAAAACAAGCCTGTTTGCTGTCCTTTACCATCTGTTAATTCTTTTAATGCTGTACCAATAGCTGCATTATCAATGGTTTTAATTAAACCTTCATATGTAGCTGATATTTTAGTATTAAATAATGTTGCCATTTTATATTGTTTTTATTTTTAATGCTTTTTTCAAATAGCTTTTTAGCTTTTGTTCTTTTTTGCTTTTCCTTTCTTCAAGTTTATATTTTAACTTCTGATTTAATTTCATAATACCCAACCATTAAATGTTGAATCATAACTTGGATATATATCGTCATTTACATTTGAATTATATTCAGGATATGTAGTTTGATTAAATGTCATAAAGTCAATAAATCTTCTTGAATACCATTCAGCATTAGTTCTTGCTTTTTCAACTAAGAAATCTATTTCACCTTTACTAACTGTTTCACTATTTTCTGATCTATGTTTAAATACACCGCCATTTTTAACCTGATATGCAGCGAAAGGAAGATAATTAACCTGAGCATACCAAATTAACATATCTACAATATAATCATCTAACAATGTTTTCCACCTTGCATTAGCAGGTTGATCAATGTTAGGTATTGCAGCAGTTAATCCATCATATAATTTTGTACCCATAAGTTGCTGAATATCAATAACTTGGGCGATTTTTATAAACTGTAAAAATTTATCTGTATTAATATTTCCATCGAGTATGGAATTTCTAACTAAATCTGTTCTATTTATAAATAATGTTGTTGGCATATCTTATTTTTTAACTTGGATATTTTCCCCTTCCTGATTGTTTATCTGTTGGTATAGCAGCCTTTTTGCTTCCTACAGGATTTTTTATATAGCTTTTTGGGATTGTTCTAGTTTTATTGTAATTACCTAAATTATCAGATACTTCTGTATTACTAGCTAATCTATATAAAACTTTAACCCATTTATGTTGGCAATATATACCGCCTTTTAAAGTAAAAATATCATAACGTAAACTAGGTTTATGTCTAAATTGTACATTAACATCTGCAGCATAACTTGCATTATCTATATCTTCAATTCTCCATACAACACCCAATTGTGTAAGTTGCATCATTTTTTTACAGAATCCCCTAGATTTAGATGGATCACCTGACATCCCCCTAGCATATTTATACCTAATCTTGTATAAACCATTTTTTGAATCCAATCTACTTGGTTCACTACCATTATTTACACTACCAACATTATAATCAGTTGCACCTACTAAACTAACTGCCTTTCTGATTCTAGATAATATGCTTTTTGGTTTTTCTTTAATTAAATAGTTTGCCCAATCTTCATTACTATAAGGATGATCTGCATCTACTTCATCTACTACAACCCATTCATCACCCATAGCTTTTGCACTTTCTTGCAATGAACCAATTACATTATATTCTTCTTCTTTTGATAATGTAGTAGCCATTTTTACACAATTGGGAACTTCTTTACCATCTTTTATTTTAGTTCCATATTGTTCATAGCCATCCCAACAAGGCTTTTTTAGTGCAGTATCGTGATCTTCACAAGGCATATAATATGTTACACCTTCTACTTCGTGTTCGTGATAACCACCACAACCATTTGCTTCTGCTATTGCAATAGCTTCTTCTTTAGTATCATAGGCTTGTTTACCATCAATTACTTTATCTAATTGAACCTTAGACATTTCAATTCCTGTTTCTTCTTCAATTTCTTCTTTGCTTTGTATTGAAGTATCTACATCAGTAAATTCTAATGGTTGTAATGTTGTAAAATACAGCTTTAAAGCAATATCATTGTATGATAGTAAATGGTCAAAACAATCAATCAACAATTCTTGGAATGGTCGAATAACTGAATTATCCATAAGTATGGATGCATTTTTAATTTCATCAGCATTACTTGAAAAACCTGTTGCTGTTCTTATTCCTAATAAAAATGGACTTACAATTCTATGACCAACAAGTATTTTATTGCTGCTTTCGTCAGATAAAAACTGATATTGATTATGTGCATCACTTAATTGTACAGGTGTTAATGTTGCTTCTTGTTCTTTTGAATCGTTAAATGCAAGTATAAATTTCCCTGCGTTAGAACTTCCTGTAAATTTCTGTGCAATCTTACTTTCTAGCAATTGTCTTTCTTGTTGATTTGGAATTCCGTTATTAAAGGAAATCATCATTGTAGGACTAAGACCTGATTTAATGTTATTTATGTGATAATTGCTAATTTCAGATTCGAGTTCAGCGTATTGTAAACATCCCTGATAATCAACAGGACTATAATAGTAAAATGAAGGCTTGTATGGTCTTATATAATATATTTCTATAGCTTCTTTAGAAGTACCAAAAGCAGGTATTCTAAGGGGTTCATCACCCATTCTAATAGTTGCCCAATCTTTCCAATAATAATAAGCAGGAACAATGCCTTCATCATTCATTTTTTCTGCTCTTAATGTTTCAACAGGAAAATGTTCTAATTGTGCTATCTTTTTTCTATCTTTTGAATAAATTACTTGAACAGCACATTGTCCCATTAATTTTAAATCATAACACAACTTTCTAACCATTTCTTTTTTAAATAAAGAAACCATTTGTGCATATTCATTAGGTTTTGTACTAGAATCTAAAGCATTTAATCCTTTTCCATATATGGCTTGTGAAACACCATTTATAGCTGCATTATTAGTAGGTGAAGTATTATATCTATCAATTAAATATTGAAAGTAATTATTATCTTCACCGTATTCAATCCATTTTTTACCCTTTACTTCTTTAATTTCAGGACTTGTATAGGCTGCTAAATTGACAAATCCATATTGACCTGCTTTTTTGTTTGTAACAAACCTGCCTTTATTATCTCTTTTTCTCATATTACTAAATATGTGTTATCATTACCATTATATGTGATATATTGACCTTTATTTAATTGGTAATAATCATTGTCGTTTAATTGGTCAATATCCTGATCAGTACAGAATATTCTATCTTTGTAAACTTCTTCTTTATAATTAGAATCTAATTCCCAAAGTATATCATATAAATTCCAAAAACTATTATTAGTATTCCAATAATTGTAATCAATATACATTGATAAATCATAAAAATGATTTTCCACTAAGATAGGCGAAAAAACAATACCAAAGTTTAAATAGTTGCCTACTGTAGCTGCATTAGTTACATTGTATTTAACTGTAACATTAGTTGAATCATCCCTAATATCAAAAGTAAATTCATCTGTATAATCTCTAGGGATTACAGATAACTGTTGTTCTTGTGCTGAAGTGGTTAATACAATCATTACTTATATAACGTAGAATTAATTTAAATTTGTAAAAGATTTATGCAAAAAAAAAGCACCCATATAGGATGCTTGATTTTTATTTTGGTTAATTGTATTAAGCAGTTGGATCTACCTGTGTAGTGCTTGGTGTAGGAACTGATGCAGGTGCCAAGAAATATGGTGCAGTTTCTTCCATACCTTCAAACACTAAAGTAAAGCCGCTCAAATCGCCTGCAGCGGCTCCTGTTACTACTGTTCCACCTGTACATTCCATTCCATTTTCAAAACCACATAGAAAATGATTTCCATAGTAATCTTGTACAATGATATATGGTCTACCTAGTGCTAAAGTTTGCAATTCTGCTTGTGTTTTAGCATCTAAATAAGTTAATGTAAGATTTAAAGTTTGTGTATAAAAAGTTGTTCCATTTTCACGACTACTTGTTACTGTAGTTTCTAAACTAGAATTACCTTTTACATCATATTCAAACCAAGTCGGTGCAGGTGAACCATTTGTAATAGTTGCTTCTTTTGTTGTATTATCAATTGTTACAGCAGTAATTCCTGTTGTAGCTGATGATGCAAAATCTGCAAAATATACACTTTTGATTCCACCAAATGCTGATTTACAAGGGACTTTACGTCCTGTAGTTAATGTACAAGCCATCGATTATATGTTTTATTCTATTGGGGATTAAACAATGTCAATCCCCTTTAGATGATTATTAATTAAGCGTATTCTACTATGTCTGATGCTACACCAAACTGTACCCCTGCTGTGAATCGCATCACCATACGTACATTGTTTGATCCATCTAAATCTTGCATATCTAGAACACGAACTTCTTGCATATTGTTTAGCAATCCTGTACCGAAATATAGGTTACTTCTTTGTGCAGCATACATTTTGTCATTAGACATTCCCGGACATACAAAGATTTTTACACCATTCACAGTAAGTGAACCATTGTTCCACCATTGTGTTCCTTGTGCATTTGTACCATTAGCACCTAAACCATTTGCTGCAAATCCTCCTAATGCTTGAACATAAAATTTAGCTGCACTTGAAGGAATGTAAATAAACAAATCTTCTTTGCCATAAAGTGCTGAAGGTATAGCATCAACAACTTTTGAAAGTTCAGCGATAATATTACCTGCATTTAATCCACCACCAATTGTTGCTATTTGCTGACTTGCAGGGATATCACCTGCTGCTGCTGCTGCTGCAATTAGTTTTTCAAATCCATCATATGAATTATGAACTGCTGCTGTTGTATCACCCTGCCAAATGTTAAATTCTGTTGATTGTGCTACTTCTGCTGCAACGTGAGCAATCATAAAGTCGCTAAATTTTGGGGGTAAAGTTTGTGCCATTCCATAACCCATAGACTGCGCTTCCCAATCGTTCACGAAATCCTTTTTACATAACTGCAAATTTACTTGTAGTTCAGTAGGCTGTATAATTCTTTCAGTTAAAGTAACTGATGAATTAGGATCAAAATCACATCCTGCAGGACTTACTAAAGAACCTGTAGCTAGTTTTTTGATTACTTCTTTGTATGCAATATTAGGTTTAACAGTTAAACCACCATCATCAATAGTTGATGCAGAAAGTAAAGCCGCAGCAATATATTCACCTGCGAATTCACCTGCATACGTAGTAGTAATTGCAACTGCAGTACCTAGATTAGTTTTTCTTAAATTACTCATTTCTTGTTTTTTTATAAATTAATATTATGATTCAGATGCCCAAATTCCTACACCACCTATGATGTACCAATCAGTTAGTGTTACTGCTCTTAAAGTTACATAATCACCTTTTTTAGATGTTGCTTTTGTGTTGATGCAATCTTTGTCTAAAACACCACTTGCTGTAAATACAGAAGATGCTTTTACAATGCTTCCTACAATTCTATTTGTAGCTTTTGGTGAAACTACAACAGTATTGTTTGCATCAGCACCTGTATTTCTGAATGTAACAGTCATTCCTAAATTACCTGAAGTAATTAAAGGAAGTCCTAATGTTAAACCATCAGTTGCACAATTAATATCTTGTGATGCATCTTGTTCAGGAATATCACCTGTTGCTGTAACTGTTTTTTGTGCTACTTGATTGTAGCTAATGTCATTTGATAAATAGTTATACGTTGGCATATTATTTTAATTTAATTTTTACTTAATTTTGTTAATACTCTATCTAAAGTAGTTTTTACCTTACTTTCTGCATAAACTCTAGTAGGTGCAGATTTGCTTTCAGGATTATGTTTAATTGGCTTTGCTGCTGCTTCAGAAAATTCTTCTTTTACAGTTCTTGATTTAGGCTTTACAGATGCTTCTACTTTATCTGCTTTTAAATCAGCAATAGCATCTTCAAGGTTTTGGATTCTTTTTTCCATTCCTTCCCAATCAGCTACATCTGCCATTTTTTCTTCTTCTTTTTCTTCTTCTTCATAGCTGTCTTTTTCTTTTTCTTCTTCAGCTAAATCAGATGTGATTTCTTCACCTTCTGCAGTTTCTTTTGCAGGAACTTCATCAGATACTTCTCTAACATCAGCAATAATTCCTTCTTCTTGTACAACTACTAATCTACCATCTTCAAGTAGATATTCGCCTACAGGCATTGCAACCCTTTCATCATCAGTTACAATAAAAATTTCTTTACCTTTTTCAAAAGATTCTGCTGAAACAACAGTTCCGTTTTCTAACTTCATATCTTCAAGATTCACTTGGATATTTAGAAGGGTTTTTATTTGGTTTACAATTTCTGTGTTTTTCATACTATTTATATAACGATTATTAATTTAAATTTTGCATTATTTAGGTAATTCTAGTAATATTACCTATCCCTTGTGCCATTATATCACCTGTACAACATTCCCTTGAATAAACAGGTCTATCTTTACAAAGGCATCCCCTAGAACTGCCCTGTGGACTGCTTCTACTAGGAATGTAATTTTTATCATTGTGATTTGATTGCATTTTATTGTGTTAAGATTTGCTTGATCTTTTGAATAAGTTTTTCATCTTCTGATAAATTTTCTTCAATTTGCTCTTTAGGGCGTTCCATTTTGTCTGCAAAAAAGCCTTCAATAGAAAAACCCCTAACTTTATTTGTTTTAACATATTCATTCCAAATTTCATCATTATTAACTTTTACAGCACCCATCCAAGTTCCTAATGGAACATCAATTCCATATTTTACTGACTTGTCGTGTACTTTATCTTCTACTAACCAACTTTCAACCAATGTTAAACCTTCTAATGCTTCTGAATGTTCAAGTGTTGAATTACTTTGTTTACCCATAGTCAAGTATTTTTGACTTGCTTTCGCAACTGTATCACGAGAAAAATAAATGTAGTATTCATCACCATCATCATTTCTGTAAATAGGTTTGTTTGGAATAAGTAAAGCACCTAATAGTATCTTTTTTTCTTTACTAATTTCAGCAAACTTAACTTCTTGGTTTTTAAGTGCTATAAAATCAGATTCTATAGCAGGTGATTCAACGATAGAAATGGCATCAATACCACTTTCTTCTACTTCTTCATTATCACCTAATACTAATTCTATTATTTTCATAACTATATAACGTATTTAATTTATAATTTTGTATTTATCCTATAGATGCACCTTCAATAATGTTTCTATCTAATTCTTGTGCTGTTGATACATCATTAGATACAACAAATGCTTGTACAGGTTGTTGATTTTGTGCAGAAATTACATCAGCTAATTGATCTGTTCCACTTGTACCTACTATATTAAATGCAGGGGGTGCAGGGGGTGCAGGGGGTGCTGAACCACCACTTGACACAGGACTAGCAGCAGCACCACCACCACTAGCATTATCAGGATTTGTAGCTAAAATATCTTTTACTGACTTAAAACCTATAGCTGCTGTAGTAGCAATATTTGCAAGTTTAATACCAAATTCAAAAGGTGTAACAGTTTTTGTTGCAAGTTCTGCTGTAATACCCTGAAATGTGTTTATCAAAGATGCTGCTGCTGCTGCAGCCTTACCTGCTTTAGAATTTTCACCTAATAAATTAGCAATTCCTGTAAATGTAGCTTTAGCCATATTTAACTTGGCATCTTTTTCTATTTTTTCTAGTTTTTCCCTTTCTTTAGCATCTTTTTTCTGTGCATCTAATACTTTACCATTCCAATATAATATAGTGGCTGCTTTTTGTTCTTCAGTTGCATTTAATGCATCTAATTCTGCTAATGCCCTTTCTTGTGCTAATAATACTTTTTGTTCATATGTAATAGCTTCTTCATCTTTTTTGATTTGTTCAAGTTCCTTTTGCTTTGCATCTATTGCAGCCTGTCGTTCTTCTTCTGCTTTTTCCCTTTCTAATTTATCTGCTGCTGCTTTGTCATCAATAGCCTTTTGTGCTGCAGCTTCTTCATTTTTAAGACCTATAATTTGGCTAGTAACTTCTTTTGCCTTTGCTAATTTAGCCTGTTCTAAGTTTATAAGTTTTGCCCTTAGATTAGCTTCTTCATCTAAATCTTCTTTTGTAGAATCACCTAATGCATTTTCTGCTATCTTAGCTTGTAGCCTTAAATTAGCTGCATCAATTTCTTTTTGTGTAATTTCATCTTCTTTTTTTCCTGCTTCTTCTAAAAATTTAATCCTTTCTTGTAAAGTAAAATTTTCTTTATCAACTGCTTTATTTAATAAATCTGCCCTATCTCTATTTGCTTTTGCTCTATCTATTATTAATTGCCTTTCTACCTTATCAGCTAATGCCCTTTGATCTGCTATTCTACCTGCTGCTTTAGCTTCTTCATTCATTTCTTTTACAAGTTCTTTTGTACCTTTGACTAATGCATCTGTTAGCATTACAGCAGGATTTAAGGCTTTATTTAATCCCATTATACCATTCCCTGCATCTTTTAATGCACCTTTAAAATCACCTGAAAACAATTTTTTTAATGCAGAACCTAATAAACCAAAACTTTCTATCGCTTGATTTACTTTATCCATTACAAATTCTTTAATACTTGTACCTAAGTTTTTAATTGTTTCAACAGGTTCAGTAAATAGGTTTATAAGACCACGCCCTAGTGCAGCTAGTTTATCTGTAAATACAGAAACAACTGCACCTAACATACCCATTGCTTTTGCAAGTTTATTTTGCCCTTCTTCAGAACTTGTAAATGCAGCAGTAAGTGAACCAACTAAAACAACTAATGCACCAATACCTGTAGCTATGATTGCACCCCTCATTGTTTTTAAACCTATTACCATAGACTTGACACCTTTAACAGCACCTTTAAACCCTGATATTAGACCACCTGTCATTTTATCACCTGCAGCTTCAATACTACCAATGTCATCTTCAGTTTTTTGTAACTTCTTATTTAGTTCATCTACTTCTTTATCTTGTGTTTCTACTTTTAAAGAATAGGTTTTTGTTACTGTTGCCATTTAATGTTGTTTTTTATTTGTTTTAAACCTTCTTTTAATGTCTTAGGCAATGCATATTTACCTTTTGCTATTTTAATATTTTCTGTATCTTCTTCAACAATCTGAAGTAAATCAATTATGTTCTTTATCATACTACTGAATTTAAAAGTTCAACTTTTGATTTACCTGTTTGCAAATCTGTTGTAATAGAATTTATTTTATATGTGTTTTGATTAATGCTTATAATGTCATATAATTCCAAATTAAAAAACTCACTTAAAGGAATTTTAATATCCAATTTTGTTAATCTTCTTTGACTATTAAATACATCAGTAATATATGTTGTATAGAAATTATTGAACAATGTTCCTGTATATTCACTAGCTGTACTACCTGCTTCATTTGCCCACCATTCATTTAATTCAGCTTGGAAATGTATATTATTAGCTGAACCACCTGATGCTGTTGGTGCTAATAATGTTTGTGAATTAGATGGAACAATGTATTGATTTGTAGTATTAAAATTACCACCATCAGTTTCTAATAGTTGTATATTTGTTCCACTTGTAATTCTTATAGGATAAAATAATAATGGTTTACCTAAATAAGATTCTTGATTATCATCAACAAACCACCCCCATTGTATAGTAGTTGAACTACTACCTGTTGCATTATAAAGCCTTTCAAACATCATATGTTCAAATGGTATTGTAATTGCATAACTTTCAGTAAGTGCATCAAATATTGCATTATCTAAACTATAATCTAAAGAACCCCATTGTGCATTATTTAATTGATTAAATTGTTTAGCTAAAAATGTATCTAATCCTTCATATGCATATTTTATATCTTTAAATGGTAATGCTAAAGCTACTTCTGATTTTGTTGTATCTACATATTTATCAAAAACTTTAGTAGGATTAGCCTGTCCTAAAGCATAGTAATCATCCAATTTTTGTACTACAATAGTTCCTTGATTATCAACATAAGCAGTAAGATTAAACATCTTAAATAAACCTGTTAAAAAATCAATTATTTTCATTTCAGGAACTTGTTGGTTAATAGCAAAATCAACATCTAATGTAGTCGCATAAGTGTTTGCATTTTTAAATATAGCAGTACCACCTACTGTTATAACACCTGCTTGTGTAGTTACTTCTGTAGTCATTTCTACAGTCCAAGTAATAGTATTAGCTGCAAATGTTAGAATAGCATTAGTATCAAATACAACTGTTAATGTTGAATAGTTATATTGAAGTGCATTTGGTATTGTAAATGATTGTGTACCTGATCCTGTAAAGTTAAATATTTCACCTTGTATACTACTTATAATTCTAACTGTATAAGTAGCTGAATTAGTTGGTGCTAAATCTAATTTTAGTAATGGTATTTGTGGATTATTACCTGAATTCTGCAATCTTAATGTGCCATTATTGGCAAATACAAATCCGGGATGAATGTTAAATGTACCTGATTGTGAAACAAAAGCTAAATCATCTAATGTTGATGTTGATGCTTGTATTTGGTTATCAGCATCTAAACCACCTTTTTTTCTATGCAACCACATAAATAAATTATGGAATTGCAAATTAGATGTATCATTAAAAAAATCATCAGAAAAAGTAATACTTTGCCCTTGAAATGTTTGTGCTTGTATAGCATCAATAAAAGCAGATAATCTAATTGCATATTTAAAATTAGTCCATTTAATACCATTGCCTGAACTTGGCGAACCAACATAAACATTACCATATTGATTAGAAACAGCAGAATTGTAAAACATTCTATCTGTATGACTAATTAAAGGAACACATAAATTATCAGGGGTATTTAATGCAGGTGTATCAAAATTTCTGATATAATCATAAACAGTATCTTTATCATATGTTACATTATATTTATTTAAATCAGTTAATGCATCTAATTGTAAATCACCTAATAGATCAACTAAATTAACTGTATTACCAAAAAATGTTATATTATATGTATGTGCTACATTATTCTTTAATTTTACACTTGTTAATTTAATAGTACCTTCTTTAAATGGAATATTGTTTAAATAAAGCCTAGCTTGTTTTTTTACCCTTGCATCATAACCACCTGTAATATTGAAATTATAATAATGTGAAAATAATATATTGTTTGCTTTTGATGCAGGTACAGCAAATGTTTTAGAAAATGCTGTAAATATTTTAGCAATATCTTTTACATTTTGAATTGTTTGTGTTAAAGATACTTTTTCATCTTTAAATAAATCAACCCTTTTTTCAATGTTATTATCTATAATATATAGCTGAACCTTTTGCATTATCTTATATTATTAATGTAATCAAATGCTTCTTCAAATTGCATTGTATATTGTATTAGCCTGTCATTTACTGATGTTTTAAAATCAATGTTTGATGTTTTTACAGTTACAGGAACTTGATAATTAGCACCACCTGTTGTTGATGGTTTTTCCATCCATACATATTCTGAAAGTAAAAGCTGTTCAAAAAATTCATTAGCATATTCAGGATAAAAACCTGAACTTAATGTGTGTAATTGTTTACCTTGTGTATTAAAAATTTTATTAGGTGCATTAGTTATGTTATATGTAGCAGGTGCATTTGTACCATATTCAATAGTATTTGATTTAAATTTTTCATTAGTTCTATTTAATGATTTAGTTTGTTTTAAAAAGAACCATAAATCTTGCTGTACACCATATTTATTAATAAATATAATTTTAACACCATTACCATATTTTGTACAATCAATTCTATCAATTACTAATACTACAGCATTACTACCTACATTACCAACAACAGTATCTGTTGGTGATACAGCCTGTTGTACTATAGTAGATGTTGTTGCTTGTTGATAATATACTGTAGTAGCTACACCATATGGTAAAAATATTTTGAATCTTGGATTTGTTAAAGATGAATCTACACCATTAGGTACAGGTGCAATCATATACTGTTTAGTTGTTGTTGGTAATATTATTGGATTAGAACCTTCTTCAAATTTACCATATGATTCAAAACCAAGATCAGAAAAATTAACTGATGCAACTGAACTACCTGTTCCATTTAATCCTGTATATGCTCTAATTTGTGTAGTAAACTGTACAGTTGGGGGTGCATAGTTAGTAGCATAAGTTACATTTATGTAATCCCTCATTAATTCAGCAACTTCAAATTGTACATTTTCATTTGTTGCAGGATTGTTTTTTATTAAAGTATAAACCACATTACCACCTGTTAGTAATTGACATCTAACTGAATTAGCAGTTGATGGTGCAACTAGGTTTTTATATTGTGGACTTCTTAAAGATATATTTGCCATTATTCTGATTCTTTTGAAAATGTTATTTTTAGGTCAATGTCTTTTACAAATCCATCAACTATTTCTTTACTGTATTTTTTTTCACCTAATTCTAAAGGTCTAGAAAAAAACATAATAGCCTTAATGCCTTGAAAGTATATTTTTTGGACTATTAAATATCTCATAGATTTAAAGGTCATAAACCTACCTAATTCATCACGCCATCTGAAATTCTTTTTCTTTAGCCAATTGTCAATACCTTTTGTCAATCCACCCTTCGGACCTGTACCTGTACCATATTGAAATTTTGATTGTGCTGCTCTAGTTTCAGGGTATGTGCTATTAACACCTTTAACACCCTTATCTACAAATGCACCATAATTTTCCATAAAAAATTCAAGTGTATAAGGATTGCCAACTTTCTTGGTCTTTATAGCTTTATATTTTAATGAATTATACAAATCACCACCACCTTTTTTATTTTTAGTTAGGTTGGATTTAGATTGTTGAATTACATATTTACCATAGTTATTTATAGCAATTCCTAAATTTGTATAATCTTCTTTAGAATCCATTAGCAAATGTATATATCATTGTAAATTAAAATATCCATTGTAGCAGTCCATCCTGCTAATTGATTTTCAAACCTATCATAAAAAGGTTCACAAACAGGTGTACCATCAAGTTGATACATATCTGTGTATAGCTGTCCCTTTCTTAATCTTTGTATTAGCCTATTAATTACTGCAAGTTGTGTATTTAGAATGTCCTGTTCATTGGTATTCCCTTTAAATATATCAACTGTTGCATCTTTTGATTGATCTACCATATCAGCAGCTAATACTGTAATACTAAATCTTAAAACATTTTCTTCATCTGTAACTGTATTTATTATAATATGTCCTAATGGAAATATATCCTGCTTGTTTAGGTTTACATTTGTAATATCACCTGTTGTTACAGTATTAATGTTTTGGTCTTTTAATAATTCTTCTTTTATAGTTTCTGATAATAAATAGAAACCCCTAATACCTGTATTACTCATTTAAATGCTTTTTTCTTAATTTAATAGTTGTTGTTACTATTACTAATAGAACTGAAATAGTAATAAGGTTTGGATGACCTTCACCACATAACCCCAATAAATGTTTTATTATTTCCATCATTTTATTTTATTTTTCATTGCTGCTGCTTCTACTTCTGATTTATCTTTTATGTAAGCTAATGCATATAGGCAACTATGTAAATTTAATTTAGTGATATCTTCAATTCTTCTAATATCACCCTGAGCGAGTCCTGTGAAAAGTGATTGATACCATCCCCATTTTCTATTGAATACAGATAATCTGTCAAGGCTTGGTTGGTTGTTCCCTCCTGATCCAAAGATTTCATCATAATTTTCGATAAGTCTATTCCTAAATTCCACAAAAAAAAAATTGCAGACATTACAGCATCCATAGGCATATTCAATATGTCTTTATGTAATTCAGTATTATATTCAGCTATTGCATATTTATCTTTTAAATTAGCTATCACAGGTCTGTATAATACATTCATTGCTTTTTCTATATTATCCCAATCACCAATATAAGTATCAAGATCAATGTATTCACCAAATGTTAATTCATCTAAACTAGGATGAAACCCAAATTTTACTTTATTTACTTTGAAACTTTTAACAAGCTGTGGTTTATCTTCAAATAGATGTGTAAGTATATCAATGATTTCTTTAGTATCTTTTAACTTTAATCTCATTACTTCCTTTAATGAAACATTACAAAATATTTCAATCATTTTAGATTGCAGGAAATGTGATTCTTTATTCTGTTTTTCTATTTTTAAGTAGTGCTTATATTGCCCTAGTGTAATATCTGATAGTTTAGTTGGTATGTTTATTTTAATATCCATATTCATATAACGTATTTACATAGTTGATTTTATAAATCGAAGATATAAAAAAAAGGTGACTATTTCTAGCCACCCTTTTAAACAAACAAAACAAACAGTTTTTATTGATTATTGTAATATTCTAATATTTGTTCTTCAATATATTCAAGTGTAATGTAATCTAGTTCCCTTTGAATTTCACAACCTTGTTCATCATAAACCTTGCAAATATCTACATCAGGTGCAGAACCACAATAGTCATAGGTTTGCATTTCACCTGCATAAACAACTGCTTCTACTTCAAATACTTCAAAATCATATTCTACTTCTATATTTATACTTTGTCCTTTCATTGTATTTTTACCCCTAGTTTTAAATAGTTCTTAACCCCTTTAATTTTTTTTACCTGATAATTAATGTGGATGTCTGTAATATTATCATCTTTTTTTAAATGATATTCTATCTGTTTCTTTAGATCAGACCAAGCTGCGTTACTAATCATAATAATTCCAATTCAGATACTTTGTTAGTTAAATGTACTATAGATGATTTCTTCATTCCTTCAATATCTTCTTTATGCCATCTGACTACAGATTCTGCTGCATATGCAACTGCTAATAATTTTCTATATTCTTCTAAAGTTATATTTATATCCATTTTGTAAGTTTTAAAAGGGGGTTTTACCCCCCTTGTTGTTTATATGATTTTTGAATTAAAATCTTACATTTAATTTTGCAAGTTTTCTTAATTTAGATACTTTAAATGTTTCTAATTTAATATAGATATTATCACCATATTCATCAACCCCATCTTGTACCCATAAAGAAAATTCTGATTTTGGATATTCATTTTGCATCCAACCCCATTTATCTTCATCTTTTAATTGTTCAAATAAAAAATTCATAGCATCAGTATAGCTAGATAAAAATTTATCCCCTTCTAACCATCCAATGTAACTGTTATCAATTTTGATTTCCATTTTGTTTTGTTTTATTGTTCCATACAAATATATAACAAATAAACTTATAAACAAAAAATATTATAACTTTTTTTTAATAAATGTGATATTTACCAAAATTTGGTCTACTCAGGATTGAATAAGTGCAGTATCTGCAGGGATCAATAATGTGGTTATGTTTATCTTCAGGTGTATTAATTAGCCTACCTGATTTATCTTCCTTCCATTTGTAGTTTCTAAATTCTTGTATAGCATTATTAGAATCTGCTAGTATATGAATCTTGTATCTTTTTAATAAATCAATTCCTGCATTTACTGAATCCCTGCCTTTAATACTTGGGAATATATTATGTCCCATTGTCCTAAGTTCTTGTATTAATCTTGGTTCAGCAGAATCGGCATATATAGGTTTATTCCTAAGCTGTTCATTTTTTAAAAAGGTATGAATGTCCTTTGTAGTCATTTGGGTTCTGTACAGATGTTCTTTTATATATAGGTTGATGCCTTTAGTGTAAACAGAAACTAAGGTTGTTGGATCATTGGAATATCCAAAGTCCATACCATAGGATATTAGTTCTGCATCTTCAGGTATTATATTTACTTCTTCATATTTAAATATGGTGCTTCTACTTGCAGACCTTTCACCTAATCCATAGATTTGCCAATATTGTTCATCAGTATATTTTAGCCTTTCTATTTCATCAATTAGGCTTTGTTCTAAAAAAGGGTTATCTAGATATGTAGTTTTGTAAAAGTTGCAATCATCCCTTGTAATGACTTTATCATACAACCAATGGTATTCATCAGAAGGATTAAAATCAATTACTATTTTATCCATTGTTCTAAATATCAATTGCTGCCAATCTTCAAAGTATAATTCATTGGCTTCGTTAATAAATAGTAAGTCCCTTTTTCTACCTCTTATTTTTTGTGGTTGATCTAATGAAATAAATTCAACTAGATTACCAAAAAGATTGTATTCTGAATTGGATTTATTATGATACATTTCCCTATATATATTATAGGTTTTTAAGATGTCAATGAAATCCCTTAGAACTGTTGCCCTTAAACTAGGGAATGACTTTCTGCAGATTGTTATTACTTTATCATTGTTATTAGCACAATAATGAAATATAATCCATAATATGATATTATAGGTTTTTCCTGATCTAGTTCCACCCTGTTCTACTAGAATCTTTTTGTTGTTGTTTACTAAATGCTTGTAAACAATGTTAGTTTGTATCTTGGGTTTTGTCAATGATTTCTATTTGAAAATTTGTTGGTATACCATCTGCACCTGTGATTTCCTGCCTTTCAACATATCCCCTTTTTTTACCTTTGGTCTTTAAATAGAAGATTGTAGCTGCTGTAGAATTATCACCTATCTGTTTATGCAGTTTAGATTCAGCATAATCCAATGCAACATTTTCAATATCTCTAACTGCAGCAGCAAATTCTGCATCTTCATTGATCCACTTGTAATATGTGCTTCTAGGTATATCTGCATTTTTACAGGCAACTGTAACTATTCCTAAACTTTTTTCTAAAGCCTTCAATAGTGATTCCTTTTTTATATGTCTACTTTTGTTCATTTTTTATATTGTTCATTTAATATTTTTGGGATTGTATTATTCCAAGATACCCTGTGATGTAGTCTAGCATTTTCAGTATTTAGAACAGATACAATTACTGATGATGGACTAAACAAAACACTATAGAATGATTTAATGTATGTACCTTCATCTAAATAAAAATCTGTTAAACCACCATTATTAGATTGTGTATCTGTTTGCTTTAATGATACATTTGGAACTGTAAAAAATAAATCACCAATACTGCCTAGCCTTGTATATGTAGTAACATCTTCATTAATTGTGCCTAAAAATTTAAAAGGTCTTTTTGTGCTACAGAAAAAGCTATTCATACACTTTCTTTTTAAACTTAATTTTTTTGCCCATCCACTTTGATCACCACCTATCCAATCCCCATTTTGTGATAATGCAATGCTTTTAGCAGGAATAGATTTATAGAATTTTAATAATGATTTAAATATATCATCTACTTTATTAATATATCCCCTGCCTTTATGATATGATAATTTATCATCAAACCTATAACTGAAATCTGTATAATCATCATCCATTTGTAAAAAATATGTTATACCTAAATCTTCAGCTATTTTAAAACAGGCATTTCTAGCATAGACAACAACCCTTTTATCATTGAAATTATCAGCAGTATCAAATTCTATATCATCCTTATTAAATGTTATTACTTGATCTTTGTATTTGGTTTTATATTGATTTAGTTTTTTATCATCAGTTGAACATATTAAATAAATTTTACCTGTATACCCAAACCTATCTAATGTTTTATATGTCTTAACATTATCAGGTCTACCATAGGTTAATATAAATACAGCAAAATCATCATTCATAATATTCCATTTTTTGTAAATGAATCAGCTATTTCATTAGTTAGTTTTACATATCCATTTTCAATTGCTTTATTAAAATCAATAATAACAAGTGCAGATTCTTCCATTAGTAATTGAACATCTTTATCTGAATGTGCATAGTAATCTGCAATCTTACTATAATCAAAAACAATATGCCTTTGTGCTGTAGTAATAAGTAGCTTTTTTTCTTCTTCTGATATATTAGATTTATTAATGTTGTTTATTAGTTCCTGATATTTAGAATCATCATACAAATCTTTTATTTTTGGTTTTTTATTGTTTGGCTTGTATGTGGGTGCTTCAATTTTTCTTGTGTATTTTTCTTCTTCTTCAGCTTCTTTTTCAAATGGGAAACCATCTAAACCCCAATCTTCTAGTTCTTGTTGTTCCCAATCATTACCAAGCACATCCCAATCCCATTCACCAAAACCAACATTATCTTTTATTACAAATTCTTTTTCCTGATCTTCTGTTAATTCATCTGCTTGTAATATCCAAACTTGTTTTAGTCCTGCATCAATACAGGCTTTTAATCTCATATTACCACCAAGAACAACCCATTCTTTATTTACTACAATAGGTCTAAGTTTTAACATTTGTGGGAATCTTCTTACAGATTTCACAAGTTTCTTAAATTTATAGTCCTTTATAAATCTAGGATTATCAGGATTAGGAATAACCTTACTAATATCAACCTTTTGTATCATATATGTATAACGTATTAATTAAGTTTTTTTTTCCATTCTAAAGATTTTTTCCACATTCCTAGCCTTTCTTCTAGTTCAGGAACATCTTCATCATCAACATCTTTTAATAAGTTATATGCAGGACTATCTAATTCACCTTTTAATTTTGATATTTTATTATTAAGATTTTTAATCTTATTTTCTAAGTAGTAACATTTATCTATCTGATCATATGTTAGATTAGATTTAAATGTAAACATATCTTCAATTTCCTTTAGCTTTGGATTATGCTTTGCTAATTGTTTATATGTATTACAAGAATGAATTGCTAGTGAATGATCATATGTTTTACCATTATCAATAAAAAACTGTGCTATATATGCCCATCGCATATTTAACTTGTTTCTAAGTAAATGATTTAGTAATGATCTAAGTTCTATATATTCTTTTTTTCTTGTGTTCTTAAATAGATCAATTCCTGATATTTCTTTTATTTTATCAGCTATTTCTGTAGGTGTTAAATTCATTAGTTTGTTCTTAATTTAAGCTGTGAATAACATTCAATATATTTTTCCCTAGCTTTTGATTTATATTTTTCTTTAAATAATAAGAATAATTTTTTTCTATATTGGTATTCTGTTTCACATTCTGCATAGTATTTTTTTGCAAATGCCCTTCCTTTACCTTTAAAAAAGTTTACATTATCTGCTTGATCACCTTCAATCATTTGTGAATAAAAATTGAACAATGCTTCTTGTTTTGTTATGTCATACACAATTCTATGCTTGTGATGGTAATTGTATATTAATGCAGGAAATTGTTTGTAGTCCTTATCAATAGAAACAATCATTACTTCATTCCTTCCTAAATCTTCAGTTAATGTAGTCCAATATCTAGCTACCATATCATCAGTTTCAACCCCATAACCATATACAGAATTATATGCTTTTTTAACATAGCTATGCATTTCATCTAGGAATGGGGGTAATTTTATATTTTTCCTATTTAATTTATAGTTTTTAGAAACATACTTTCTAAAATTACCTTTACTACCATTAAATGTAATTACTTTGTCTATGGTGTACTGTTCTTCTAAATCATTTACAATACGCATAAACTGTTCATCAAATTTATCCATACATTCAGCTAGTGTACTGTAATATGGATCATCATCAGGTTGTTCCCTTTTCCTGTAATTACTAGCAAATATTAAACTATCTGCATCAACTAGTAAAATCATAATTCTTTTAATTCTTCTTTTAGTGAATCCAAATGCATTTTCTGCATTTTGTTGTTCTCTTTAACCACTTGGTTTACAATAAAAGCCAAATCTTTGTAAAGATTTTCAACATTAAAAACAACTTGTTTTGGTTCTTCTATACTACCATACTGAATATATAATTCACCATCAGAACAATGAAGATTTGTTGTTTCGTGTATATAAATTGAATCAGATTGTTCCATAATATTATATATTAAAAATTACACCTATTAAAAATCTACTAATAAAATATACAGGAAATAATATTAGAATTGCTTTTTCTAATTTTTTAAATGCTTTACCTGCTTTTGCTGCTTTGCTTTTTTGATTATTCATATTATTGTTTTAAAATTTAATGCAATATATATCAAAATAAGTTATCAACAAAAATATTTATAACTATTTTTTATTTATATTAATTCTAACTGCTAAATTTTCATCAAGCAGATACACTTCTTTTTGTATTCTTTTTTTAGTCCAAAGTGTAGTATCAGGGCAATATTTTAATACTTTATCAGGCATTTTTAATGTGTTTAGCCAATACATAAAATTTCCTTTAGGATCAGCTACAAAATAGATTTTAACAATATCAGAATCTAATTCCATTAATGCATTATATTTATCTGCTTCTAATAGTTTTTTATCATAATATTTATTTCTAAATTTCATTTCAATTACACATTTTTTACCTTTAGGTGTTATACCTTTAGCGTCATATCTTGTGAAATCACCACCTGTCCATACTAACTGCCATCCATCAAAATTAAGTAAATGAACAACTGCTTGTTCAAATTTATTTATTTTACTTAGTTCCATTATCAAAAAGCAGATTAATATCTTTAATCCACCTTTTTATTGTGTTTGGATTGCAGGTACAGGGTAAATAAAATTTATGGTTATAGTATTTGCTGTGCAGGTCTGATACCATTTTAAATTCAGCACCTGTGAGAGTGTCACGTTTTGACCTTCTAAATTTATCCCATTGCTTGAAATCTTTTTCATTTAATTTTACCATCTTTTTATTTTAATATTATTTAATGCTTTTTTTCTGCTTTCACAATTACAGGATTCATATCCTAATTTTTTTGCTATCCAAGATGCAATTTTTTTACCTTGACCAAATGTCACATAATGAATCATTTTTTCAAGTATATCACCTAACTTCATATTTTTTTAATTTAGAATTATTAATTATATAAGTTTCACCATATGGTGTTTTTTTTAAAAACATTTTTTCTAGATTATTTAAAACCTGATCCCTTTCTATAGTTCCCAATAATTCAACATAAGGTAATTTAACCCAAGCCAATAAATAAGTTTTACAGATTTTAGAATCAAATGCTTGTTTAGAAATAATTAAATTTGGCTTTCTATTTAAATCTGAAGATTTAATATCAATGCCATTTTTAAAATCATATCCTTGATCACCTTTACCAAGTGTTTCTGTATCTACATCTTCACCTGTTACTTTACTGTATGCAACTTCACCTAATGCACCAATAAAATGCCGCCACCAATTAGGTCTGTTTTTATGAAGGTTTTTACTAATTTTTGTATCAGAATGATTAACAGATTTACTTCTATTGTAGCCAATATAATAAGCATTTATTATTTCATCAGATGTAAGTTCAACAATCACAATAGTTTTTTTAATTTGTTTTTTACTTTTTTATGTGTATTATATAATTCATAATATTCAATTAATGATTTCCTGCTAAATTCTGCTACTGATTCACCATCATTAATGACTTCAAAAACTTTCCTATCATACCAATACATATTAGATAATGCTTCTTGTACTTTTTTTACAGTTTCATCATAATTAACATCATATGATTCAATTTGTAAATTATCAATAGAAATTTTATATATGTTTTTATGCTTTCTTTTAAGATCAAGAAACAACCATCTTAAAGTATTAAATATATAATAGTAATTTATTTCATTATTATCATACATTATATCAGTTCCATCCTTTAATTTAAGGAAAATTTTAATGTACATTTCCTGAACTAAATCTTCTGCAGTTTGTTTATTTAAACCAAATGAAATAGCTATTCTAATCCAATCATCATTCTTGATTGCTACTAGTTTCATTTGATTTTCTGCATCATTCATAATACTAAGGTACGAAATTATTTTAAAGGATCATAAAGATCATCAACTACACAAGGTAATCCATAATCATTGACTTCAAATGAAAATGTTTCAAAACTAAATCCCCTGCTTCTACCACATCTTACTGTAACCCATTCTTTATTAACTGTATTAGCTTCTAATTGTATTACTGTTTCTGCTTTTTTTTCTAAAAATGATCCTAGATGACCTGTTCCTAGTTTTGAACTGCCAAAATTTTGATGAATTACATTTATTATGTGGCAATTATAAGATGCAGACCATTTCATTAATTTTTGTACTATTTCATTTGATTCTTGTAAATTATTAGCATCAGAAACTAAATCAGCAATCCCATCAATTATAACGAGTGATGGTTCTTTAGCATTTTCTTTTAAATAATATTCTATAAAATCAATCCTAGATTTATGATTTACTGTTCTTAATCCAAATGTATGATAAATGTTTTGTGAACCATCTATATCAGCCATATCAAGTGGTCTTTTGAATACCTTTTGACAATGCCATTTGCCTTGTTCAGTATCGAAATGAAACAATGAACCTTTGTTTCTATGACCTTTTAAAGCACCACAAAACATATTTGAACCACTTAGAAATACTGATGATAACAGTGATATAAAAAATGTTTTTTTAGTTTTAGGGGGTGCAGTAACAACTGATAAATTACCAAACGTTGCCAAAGGTATAGGAAGAAGTAAATCCCTGCTTTTAGTTGTAATTAATTTTTCACCCATTGATAGTGCAACAGGGGGATAATCTATTTTTATTTTTGCATCAACAAAACATTCATCTTGAATGAATTGCATTAGTAATTGATGTTCTGTTTGTTTTTGTGTAAGTTTTTCCATTAAATAAAGATATAAAAAAAGGGTATAATAAAAATTACTATACCCCTAAAAATTTAATTCATAATTTTTTTTTTAGAATGGTAGTCCATCATCCTTTACATATGCAGATTCAGTACCTGATATAATATCAATTTCTTTTTCTGCAACTGATACATTTCCATCCGTCCAAACTACTTTACCATTTCCAAGTGAAAGTTTTTCTTTTTTTGCTTCCCTTTCTTCTTTAGTTTGTGAATCAGTAAACCAAACATTGTTACCAAATTTAGTATTATCCTGAATAGAAATAGTTAAATTGTAATATACAGGTGTATTACCATCTGCATCAGTTTTACCTTTGATAAATTTTTCTTTAGGTAATTTATCAACCCTAATTGATCCTGTGATTAATGTACTCATAATTTATGATTTAATTGTTAATAATTGTTGTTGTACTTCCTTAGTTACTTTATAGTGCTTTAAAATGTCATCTAAATTTATTTCATTAGACATTAATTTTTTTTGTGCATTTTTAAAATCAGGTGTATTTAAGTGCAATGTTTTTTTTGCAGGTTTTACCTTTGATGCTAAATTCCCATCATCATCCACAGCTTGTAAAGCTAATAATGATTGTAATGTATATCTTCTATAGTAAGTAATAGCTGAACCTATTTTTTGTGCATCTAAATCAGTAGGTAATTCTAAAGATGATTCTACTGATCCACCATCTAGATCAATTATTATACTATATTGATGACCATCCTTAATAGGTTGAAGAAGTAGTAAATTGTGTTTATCTAATATAGGTGTTACTTGTTTAATTAAAGAATTAATATCAAAGTATTTAGATTTATAAAAAGGATTTTTTGAATCCTTACTAATTGTACCAATTTCTTTTTGGACTTGATAAAGTTTGTTGTAAATATTTTTTTCCATTTTTATCTATTGTTTATTTCTAATATATGAATTTTAGCTAATAGCATTTCAATTTTATTTTGTAATGCTTCAATTTTACAATCATATTCTTTTATGACTGTATCAGTTGTTTCTTTTGAAAAATTTCTTCTAACTCCTTCCATTACATCATATGTGTTATGCAATCCTTATAGAAATGAATTTTATTTTCTATTTTTTTTGCTTTTTTATGTTTACCCATAAACATTGCTATTTGTAAACTTGATTCTAGTTTTTTGATTTTTTTTAAAAAATCAGTTTTTTGTGTTCTCATAAATTTTAAAATAAATCTTGCAAGTTAAACGCCTCTGATAATTCATCAATAGTATCTTGTATTGACATTATAGCGCCATCTAAAGCA